TTGTTCAGGAGCTGGGGGTTGTCCCGGTTCGCCCAGACGCCGTCCTTGAACGCCTGCATCTTGCGTTCGCTCATCAGGACGTCGATCTGGCCCTGGGTCCAGCCGCCCTTGGGCATCTTGCGGACCGTCAGTCCCTGGCGGACCTTGCCCGCCGCTCCGAGCGCGAGCGCGGCCGGGTCCATGAAGACCACGCCCGAGAAGTCGATGGCTCCGGTGCCATATTTGTACCAACCGTTGTTGCCCCGGAGCTTCTCCACGTACTGGTTGCCGACGGCGGGCATGCCCGCCTGCTTCAGCACCTCCTGCTGCTGATCCTCGGGCAGATCCTTGAACCCGGGGGGCAGGTACGCCTCGGGGGGCTTGTAGTACAGGAGCGGGGAGTTGATCGACCTCTCCGCCTCCTCGGGGCTCATGACCAGAGCCTGCCCCCAGGAGATGTGGTTGGCCGCGCTCCAGCTGCGGCTCCACGCATTGGTGTTGAGGTAGTCGCCACCGAAGAAGTCGTTGTTGCCTCGGTTCTGCTTGCCCACCAGGGCGGCCGTGGCAATCGGCTGGCTGATGCCGTTGGAGTACAGCCACCGCAGACCCGACATGCTGTGCTCAAGGGCCAGATTCACGCCCTGGGCCGGGATGCCCCCGCCCAGGTCCACCCGGGCCGTGGAACCCGGCCCGTTGATGTGCACACCCTGCTCGTCCAGCTGGACAACAGGCTTCTGGTCAAGGCCACTTGGCGCGAACGAGGTGTACTTGTTGATCTTCTCGATGCCGTTACCGATGGCGCCAAGGACGTCGTCAATTCCCACGGGCTACTCCTGTCCGGGGAACGCCATCCCCTCCGTCGGGTAGACATCCAGCCCAGCGGGGCTGTTCTGCATGTTGTACGCCAGTGTGTACCTGAAGGCGTTATCCCTCGGCCCGCTGGTCGTCATATCGAAGGCGAGTGCGGGGGTGTCGGGCATGAATTGCAGTGCAACGCCGAGATCTTCCCACCAATCCATCGCTTCTCCTACTGCATACCCTTGAGCATTCGCACCAGATTGCGCGAGGACTTCGAACTGCCAGGCTGGTTGGCCATGTGCTCCAGGACCGGCATGTAGGCGATCAGGCGCTGGAGATCATCGTCCCGATCCGGGGTGATGCCCAGGGCGTCCACACCAGCGCCAGCACCGACGGCCGCACCGTCGGTCACGGGGGTGTCGGCCTGCTCGGTCGGGGCCCCGAAGGGCGTGGCCGACTGTGCAGGCAGCCCCAGAGGCGACGCGGAGTCGCCCCCGGGGCTCGCAGCGAGCGGTGCCTGCTGCTGCATCTGCATGAGCTGGGTGGCGTCGCCGTACGACCCGCCCGTGGGAACACGGACGGGCTGCTTGGCGCCGGGCCCCCCGTCGGTGCGCTTGCTCAGCGCGCCCGGCCCCGATACGGGGGCCGGGTTGCTGGGCTGACGGTAACCACCCGAGGCCATCAGACGCTCTTGGTCCGCGAGTCGTTGCCGCCGACGCCACGGGCGCCGCCCGTGTCGGCCAGGACGGTGGTGTCCCACCCGGCGATGTCGCCCGAGGTGTCCGACGGGTTGCCCACGGCGGAACCAGTGTTGGCGAACGGACCGCGTACGGGGGAGACGTTGGAGATGCCGCATCCGCCCTTGAGGCCGTGCATGTGCTTGTTGCCGCCCTCATGCCCGGGGTCACCCGGGAATGCGACGGGAGTGACGTTGGGAGCGCCGTTCATGTCGATGCCCATGGGTTACTCCTTCCGGTTCTTCGGGTCGGAGTGCATTACGCAGTACTTCGCCCGAGGGTGGTTGCTCTTCTTGGGATTGTCGCAGTCGTCGTACTCGCACTGCTCGACAGTCTCCCCGCCCTCGGCAGGGGGGAAGTCCTCGTCGCCGTCCTCGTTGCCCTCGGGCTCCTGGGGGACCGTGGTCATCGATCCCTCCTTGAGCACCTCGGTCTTGTCCTTGATCGCGGGCTCCTTGCCGCGCGGGGCGGCGATGAGGCCCGCCCTTGCGGCCTGGGACTCGGTGAGGTCCGGGTGCGCGATACGGGCGCACCCGAGGTGGTGGGCGTTGTCCTTCTCGTGACCGCACAGCCAACAGCTCACGCGGGAACACTCCTCTTCACTGAGGCGGACAGCTGAGGCCGCCCGCTGCTAGAAAGGCCCGCGAGAAGGGACATCAGGTCGGGCTTGCCGCCCGGACCCAGCTGCGCCTGCCCCGGGGCCGTGCCTCCGGGGAGACCGGTACCCGGATTCATGCCGAACGGTACGCCAGAGCCGCCTTCGCCCCCGGCGCCCGCACCCTCGGCCCCCGAGGTGGCCGCCTGAGCAGCCGGGGTGCGGGCGGGCTCCGGGGCGAACGCCTTCAGGATCGCCTCGTGCATCGGGAGCCCCTTCTCTCGGGACTCGATGATCGAGGCGGCCTGTGCCAGTACCTGAGTCGGGTCCATGCCCTGCTGGGCCATGATGCCCGCCGACGCCAGCATGGAGAAAATCCCCTGCTTCAGGGCGTCGGTGACCTGCTCCGTGTCGATCTGGGCCTGCATCGCATTGACGTCGATGTCCATCGGCAGCTGCCGCTGGAGGAAGTCGCGCGAGATGTCCTGGTCGCCTCGGAGCTGGAGCAGGAAGATCAGGGCCTGGTTCGGGTTCATCCCGGCGGCGAAGCCGTACGAGACGTTGACCGTGTAGTCGCCCTTGATGTCCTTGAGTGGCGTGTACTTCTCGTTGAAGGGCGTGCCGTTGACCATGCCCTGGATCGACTTCTCATGGTCGGGCCAGTACTGCTCGTCCATCTCGAAGCAGAGGGCAATGGCCTCTTCCAGAGCGCGGCCGATCTGCCGCTGGCCGGTGGCGATCTGGGTGTCGTAGCCGCCCTGAAGGGCTTCTACCCCCTTGCCCGTGATGATCGACGCGTTGACGTCTCCCGTAGCCGCCGCAGGCGTGCGGGTGCCCGCACGGATTTCCTCCTGGAGGACGGCTTCCTGCTGGAAGGCATGAACCGGCAGATCCGTGGTGATGCGACGGATCTTGTCAGGGTTGTTCGTCCGGAGGATCGCGTCATCGCCGAACGGGACCTTCTGAATGTCCGTAGGGATGGCGAGAGGTGCACGCACGTTCCGCTGGGTGCCCTGAAGTCCGAGGAGGGCCATACGAGCGCGAGCAAGATATGGGTAGATGATGTCGTCGAACTGGCCACGATCCTGGTCGTCGTACGACGGCTTGAGCGCAATGGCCACAGGGACCTTGCCAAAGGGGTTCGGCGTGGCGCTGAGGACGAGGTTGTGGCGCTCAGGGAGGTAGAGGACGTACGCGTCCTTGTCGCAGTACTTGATGCACTCCAGGAGCGAGTCCGGCTGAATCTCAGACGTCGGGCCCCACTGGCGCCCGAGAATCGCCTGGGCGTGCTGCGGGAACTTGTCGGCAAGGCGCCACGCCTCTTCTCGCCAGACCTTGGTGTAGCTGATGACCTTCCCCGCCAGGTCGAACTGGGGGTAGGACTTCATCGGGTTGTCGATCCGGATGCGCGGCGTGCCCGCCTCGAAGTCGGGCTCCACGACGAACGGCATGGAGCCGTACATCAGATACCAGTCGCACCCCTGGGTCATCTTGGAGCGCAGCTCCGAGTGGTCCACGTAGTGGTGCGCGACCTTGGTCTTTTTGGCGACGTACTTGCGCTGCTTCTCCGACGTGACCACGCCGTTGGCGCAGTTGATCGCGGGAAGCGGAGCAAGGTTCTCCGCCATCTGCCGGGCGGCCACGTCGATGGCGTTGGCCACGATGGGCTTCGGCCAGATGTCCGGCATGGTGCCGGGCATGACGTTGTCGATCTTCCCGGTACGAACGTCGTAGACGGTCATGTGGCGGGCGTCGCGCTCGGAGTAGAACCGGCGCAGCGCCTCAACGCGCTTGGCAACCTTGGCCACGTCGGGCTCAGGCCAGACGACCTCAACCGGCCGGGGGCCGGTGGCGATCGACTGCACGGAGGGGTACTGCACCTTTCGCCTCCCTTCGGAAATGTCGACTTATCGATGAATCACTATGCCAGCCCGACCTTCTTCTCCAGCCGCTCCAGGCGCTGCTCCACCGTCAGTGCCGCCGGGGGCTTCGTGGCCTTGCTGGGCCACGCGCCGGGCTTCTGCTTCAGGCAGTCGAGCACGTCGTCGCGGAACTGGGGCATCGGGAAGCCCTTGGGGTCCACCTTCTGGTTCGACCACTCCAGATGGCCGATGACCGACTTCTGGGTCCACTCGTAGAAGCGGCAGATGGCCGCCGATGACCGAACCATGGCCGTGTACTGCGCGATCGGCCATGGGTCCTTGCCGTCGCCCTTGTTCTCGCACTCGAAGCCGTAGAAGGCGTCGTTGCCGTCTGCCGCGCCCTTGGCGCCCTCGCCGTACTTCGGCTTAGGGGGGGTGGCTCCGTAGCTCTCCTCGGTCACGGCCTTCAGGACGGCCGGATCGCCACCCCCGGCGTGATTGGCACGTCCGGCGGACATCAGCCACACCGTGCCGCGCTTGTCGATGTACGCGTGCGCCAGCGGGCCCGGCAGGGCCGCGCTGCCCGACCAAACGTAGTTGCCGACACTCAGGCCCGCCGTGTGGTGGATCATCACGCCGTGCACCGGGCCGAAGGTCTTGCCGGTCTCGTCGTCCCGCTCATGGGTGGCCCACGAGGACTTGTAGGTCTTCACGTCCAGACCCTCGCCCTTGAGGATGCGGATCAGCGTGTTGGGTGCAATCGGGTCAGCCACCGAAGAACCTCTTCTCGATCTCTTCCTGGTTGGCCAGGTAGTCCTCTTGGGTCCACTCGGGCCAGTTCCCCCACTCCTCGTCCGGGAAGTCGTCCCGCAACCACCAGCACTTAGTGCACACCGCACCTCGGCGACGCATGAGCAGGTCGACCACTGGCCCCAGGTGCCAGTGGTGTTCGCACGGGTTGCGGAGCCAGTCCCGCCCGGTCTTCATGTCGTTCCCCTTACCAGCCTTGGAGGTTGCCACCCCAGGCCCCCTGGTTCATGCCCTGCATCTGCAAGGCGTAGTCGATATCGATGACGGCCTGCCCTTCCGTGTCCCGCTCCGAAGCGAACTCGGACTGATCCACGTGGTAGCTGTCGAAGTCGGTGAACATCAGCTCGCGGCAGCGGATCTCTGCGAACCAGAGCGCCATGACCGTGTCGGTCAGGCCCTTGGTCTCGGGGAACCAGGCGCACAGCTGCTCGACCAGGTTCCGGATCGGCTCCGACTGCGTCTGGGACGGCAGACGGATCAGGTTGTGGCCCGAGTCCCAGCCCTCGAAGAGCGAGGCCATGGACGCCACGCCGAAGTCGGGGTCCCACTTCCCGGAGTCGGTGAAGTGGGGCGAGATCAGGCAGCCACGTGCGTTGAGCATCTCGCGGACCAGGCGGTCCTGGACGATGGCGCCCTGGTAGGCGTTCTTCTCGATGCGCCACTCGTTGATCCGGTAGCGGTCGGTCAGTCGCTCCATCTCCGCCCGCATTTCATGTGGTGGCAGCGCTCGTTTGTTGACCACTTCCAGGAGCCATCGGGTGCCGGTCTGCCGATCCAGGGCCAGTACGACCATCGACGTGAACCCTGCCGCCGCCGGGTCCAGACCAGCAACCACGTAGAGCCCTTCCATGCCGTGCACTCGATGACCCGGCTGACCCGGCATGAGGCGACCGGGATACCTTGCCCGGTCAATACAGCCCTGCACGGCTTCCATCTTGAAGATCGAGTCATCGCTCACCTGGTCCTGCATGTAGACCATCGACCAGTTCCTGGCCGACATCTTGCGGCGCTTCTTCTGGAGCGCCGTCCCGTTCCACATCGGCCACCAGTCGACGGGCTCGGCTGAGTCGGTGGTCCCAGGACCCGACTGGGGCCAGCCAGCAGCCATCGCAACCCGGCGCCCCTTCTGCGATACAGGCGCACGGTTCGTCAGCGGCCACAGCGTCACCCAGTCCTTGGGGTCGTCGGCGTACTCCAGCACGGCGGGCTGGGTCAGGTAGGTCCACGGCGACTCGCCGTCCACGTAGTGGTGGGGCTTGAGCAGCTCCGAGTACAGGTCGATCGACTCGATGCGGGTACCGATGACGATCTGCACACCACCCGCGTCGGCCACGCGGGTGCCGACCTGGTTCTGGATCCAGGAGATCTGGGTCTCGAACTGCTGGAAGTTCGTGTGGTCCACGCAGTCGTCCATGATCGCGATGTCCGCACGCGTTCCGTAGATCTGGCCGCCGATGCCGACGGCCTGCACGGTGTAGGCGTGCTCACCGGAGTCGGAGCCATTCACGCGGATCGCGGTCTGCGACCAGGTGTCACCCGAGGCGAAGCCGCCGGGCGGGGCGAACGCCGCCTGGAGCTTCGCGTAGGCCGCGTTGTCGGCCAGGCGCTCCTTGATGGCGTGCAGGAACTTCTTCGCCATGTCCTGCGTGCGCGAGATCAGCAGGATGCGGATGTTGGGGTCCTGGCAGATCCGATAGGTGACGTAGTTAATCGTCAGCGTCGTGGACTTGGCATGCTCAGGAGGAGTGTTGATGAGGAACTGGTCCGGCTCCCCCTTGACGTAGATCTGCCTCGGGTGGAGGTTCCTGGGCTTCTCGCCCTCCAGGAGATCGAACCACTGGAGGTGATGCCAGTTCATCTCCGTGTCGAGGTACTCCCGGCAGAAGTCCGGGAACGAGGGCATGTCCTCGCGGCGCTTGGCCAGTCCCTCGGCGCGCTGCGCCAGGATCGTGTCGACGCGCAGCTTCCAGTCCGGGAAGTTGTCCCGGTAGTACTGGTACGCGGACCGGGACCGCTTGGCGGCCCGGCACGCATCGTTGATGGAGAAGCCCTTCTCCAGCGCCGCCATGATGATCCGCATGGACGCGTCCGAGGACGCACTGGAGCGCTGGGCGGCCCCGTAGGCGGGGCGCCCGATGTCGTCGATGATGTCGCGGGCCAGCTTGTTGGCGCCGCCCGCACCCCTGCGCCCTGCGTAGGTCGGCTCATCCGGCGAGCCGACGGGGATCTCAACTCGGACCATCGGCCATCTCCTCGTCAGTCCACCGCTGGCACCAGACGTCACGCGCACGATCGCTGACGTGCTCCTCGTGCGTGCCCTTGAGGCGTACGCACTGGACCCCCGTCTCGGGGTGCCGAGACGGACACTGCGTATAGATGCCGTCCATGACGGCAGTATGCCCCCGGGCACGACAAAGCCCCGGACGGGAATCCGGGGCCTGTCTGCATCCATCGATCCTTGAAAGGAACACCACGATCATGACATACGGCTCCCGCTACCGCGACTGCCCTGTCTGCGGTGAACGTACCGACGGCCGGGAGCGGCGCCGGTACGGCCCCTTCTACG